AAGCCACACCCGCCATCGCATACGCGCTGAACCATTCATTCACGCGCACAGACGGCCCCGCCATCACGCTGAACCAGCGGTTACGCACGGAATCTTCATGCCAGCGGGTATCGCTGTAGCGCGTTTTTTGCTCATCCTCAGCATTGGCATAACTGAAGGACGTAATCAGCCCCAGCGCGTCCGTAAACTCATAACGGTATTTCACGTTAATCCCGTTCAGATCATCACTACCGGGAACGTTCGTCGAGGCATGGAGATACCCCGCGCTCAGCGTGGACTGATGTTCTGCTGCACTCGCTGGCGTAGCAGCGGCGACCTGCCAGACTACTGCGGACAAAATAACAGCACATAATTTACGCATAATTACCTCTCGCTTTTCTGCAATAAAAAAGGCGCCATTTCTGGCGCCCGTATCTGGGTTATAAAATTCAGCTAATCGTGATGCCTGCAGTGGCTTTCTTCATCACCACAACCAGCAAATCGCTGATACTTGCTGTGGGATACCAGTTATTTACCAGCCATGCTGACACCGAAAACTCCAGTGTCATGTGACCGTGACCGGCAGGCATATCAATAACACCACTGTAAATCAGCGTATTATCCAGCGCGGTACGGTTATAAATTTCAGCACCGTTTTTCCGCACTATCAGACGGCATGAGGAGTAAATATCAGTATGCTCTTTCTCATGTTTAGCGCCGCTGAATGCCACCGCCGGAATAACAATCTGCCGGTCAAACGGCTGATCGTCATAAACCCTGACGGTAATGGTTCCTGATGGCCACCGCTCCGGTGCACGGGAGTCCCGGGGGAAAGCTTTGCCCACTGTTTTAACGAGATCGCCTTCAATCTGGTTCGCGGACAATTTTCCCAGAACCCGACAGTTCTCGTTAATCGTGACGTTGTTGAGCGTCCCGGAGTTCGCATTCACGTTACCGCTGATATCGGCATTTTTCGCCGTCAGCCGCCCGTCCGGTGTCAGGGAAAATGCCGGAGGATTACCGCCGCTGGTAATGGTCGGAGCCGTCAGGCGTTTCAGGAACACGTCGTTCATGAATATCTGATCGCCCTGACCAACAAACATCGGCTTTGTGTTGCCATTCGCAGGATTAATCATCGCAATCCGGTCAGCAGCCAGAAGCACCTGACTCTGCATACCTGCTGGCGTATTCTCAATACCGACTCCGATACCCGCAATATAAAGGCGTCCGTCCTTCATCTGCTGCAGTTTCACGGCCCACATGCTGTTCAGGTTATTATTTGTATCAACCTGAACTTTCTGTATCTGCTGGATTGCCGCACTCTGGTCTTCCAGTTTTTTATTGACGGTCTGCGTGATTTCATTGCTGACATTCGTAATGGACGTCCTGATTTCAGCCAGGTCCGGCGCAAGCTGACCGTTATCAATCTGCGTCCACAACTCCTGGGCCAGATGTGTTTTCCCGATTTCTCCTTTGAAAAAATCCAGGTAACCTTCCGCATCATCGCTCGCCCGACCGACAGCCTCCACGAATGCCGATTTGCCAACGGTGTTCACACTGCGAACGTAAAAATAATAATCATGGCCCGGTTTGATATTGATACTGGCGGCTATCCAGTACAGCGCCGTACCAAGATAGCGGGCTGTGGTTTCAACCTGCCTGATATCGGTAATCCGCTTTTCTGAGAACCAGAACTCAAACTGTACCGTCGGGTCATAAACAGCAAGATGCGGCGTGGCGGTTATCTGAAAATAGCCCGGCGTCAGCTCAATCCGCGACGGTGCTGCCGGTGCGGCAATCCGGAAGGTGGTGGTGGCAGGTTCACCCTGCTGGCCATAGCTGTTTATCGCCCGCACCGTCAGGGTGTATTCCCCGAGCGGCAGGCCGCTGAAACGGTGCTCCGTGTCTGCGGTGATGGCGGTGGTCACCAGTCTGGCATCCGTTCCCTTACCACTGGTCAGGCGCAGACTGAAGCGCACGCCCTTCACCACCCGCGGCGTGTCCCATTTAGCCTGCGCCAGATACTGGCCGTCAGCTGCACTCACCTCCACCGTCAGGTGCTGTACTGCCGGTGGGATGACGCTGTTCAGGGAACCTGACTGCGGCTCAAAGCGGGCACCGTTATCCACGATGGCTTCTTTTTCCGGTACGTGCTGCACCGCCGTGATGGCAAAGGTGCCGTCCGTGTTTTCCCGGACGGAGACACAGCGGAACAGGCGACGGCGCAGTGACGGCAGGGAGAGTCCCCACACCCCGTATGTCTCCACACCATCAGGCAGGGTACTGACCTGTATCCGGTCCGGCGCGGGGTGTGCGGTGATGTCCACACTCACCGGCTTACCGCTTCCGTTAATCAGGTTCACCGCCGATGTACCTGTCTCCGGCAGGGTAACCTCACGGTCCAGCGTCAGGGTGCGCGTGGCAGCATCAATGGACAGGACACGTCCGCCGGTCAGGGTCCCGGCATAGTCATTATCACAGATTTCAATAATGTCACCGGGTGTGTGCCGCAGCCCCTGAGACCCGAGCGTGAAATCCACCGTCTGCGTTTCCAGCAGTTCGGTCTTTATCACCCACAGTCCGGCACGGTGGGCCTGACCGCGGCTGGTACAGCCGAACGCGTCCATCTTCAGCAGGTTGCGTCCGTAGCGCAGTATGGCTTCCGGGTCTTCCACCAGTTCCGTGGAGGTCTGCCAGCCGTTCTGCGGGTCGGTGTAATTCACCTCCACCGCCGTGTGCCGGTCCTTCAGGGCACTGAAGCTGTAGCGGAATCCCACGCCGTTATCATCCACCACCACATCGCTGTTGGTGTACGGCCACACCACATCCGACGGGCGGTCCTGAACGAACGTCAGCGTCTGACCGTTCCATACCGGCATACAGCGCATCGCAGAGCAGAAATCACTGAGAACGTCCCACGCCTTACGCTGTTGTGCCAGGTACGCATTAAAGGTCATCCGCGGCTCGGTCCCCCCGAAACCATCCGGGACCGTCTGGTCGCAGTACTGCCCGATGGCATACAGCGCCCACTTGTCCACATCCGCCGCCCCCAGACGTTTTCCCATGCCGTAGCGCGGGTGAGTCAGCATGTCCCACAGACACCAGGCCGGGTTGTTGCTGTATGCCGGTTTCAGACTGCCGTCCCAGATACCACTATACGTGCGTTTTTCCGGGTCATAGTTTGACGGCACCTGGATGATGCGACCGCGGATATGGTAGTTCACCGTCATCTGCTGGCCGCCGAACTGCTCCGCATCCACCTGCAGCCCCACAATGGCCGTGTTCGGGTAGCACTGTTTCACATCGATGATTTCGGTGTATGACGACCACAGCGTCTTATTCTGCAGCTGGTCCGTGGTGCTGTCCGCCGTCTCCCTGACCATCCGGATGTTAAAGGGCCGGGGAGGCAGATTATCCAGAATCACCGAGGCCAGGAACTGTGAGGTGGTCTTGCCGTTAATGGTGACGTCCTTTTCTGTCACCCAGTTACCGTTACGCTGTAACTGAATCAGCAGGCGGACGGATGCCGGGTTACGGTCACCCTTTGAGGTGGTCTCCACCAGTGACTGCACCCCGAAGGTAACCCGCAGGCGGTCAATGTTCGCGGACGTAATGGTGCGCGTCACCGGTTTTGCCTTCGTCACTTCCACGCCCAGTCCGGTTTCAGCTCCGGAGGACTCAAAGCCTTCCGGTGGTGTCTGCTCCTGCTCCCCGGCACGCCAGACCGCGGTCACACCGTGTATCACGGGATTGCCGTCCGTGTCCGTCAGTGGGGTTTTGTTCACCAGAATACTCTGCAGTCCCTTCACCGGACCTTCTATCGGTCCCTCACCAATCGCATCAATCACACTCATCATCTGCGTGGATTTGAGATTATCCTTCGCCTCACGAGGCGTGTGTGCCTTACCGCCACCTTTTCCCATACAGCCTTCCCCTGAATAAATTAACCGCCACTTGCCATTCCGTACAGAAGTCGGATATCCTTCGCCCGAAAAGCATGAAACACATTTCTGCCATGCTAAAGAGAAACCCCGGTATCAGCAGATACCGGGGTTTTCTTTCATGCCCACCGATAATCCTGTTGGTTAAAACCGGTAATGGCATAAAAATTCTGAATATCTTCACATTTTCACACACTGACTGTGGCGCTTATAATTTCGCTGCGTTAGTGTTTTTTTGCCCGAGTAACAAAAACAACTCCTTAACATTGATCTTCATTTGTCTG